TATGAAGGTATGCTAGTAGTACGTAGTGAACTAAAAAGCATGTGTTCACATCACCATCAGCCAGTAGCTGGTATTGCATACATTGGTATTATTGCCGCAGACAAACTGATTGGACTTAGCAAATACACACGTATTGCACAGTGGTGTGCTAGGCGCGGAACACTACAAGAAGAACTTGCAAATGATATTGCACGTGAGATTGCAAGTGCAACAGGTGCAGAACACTTAGGTGTGTATATTCAAGCAACACACGGCTGTTGTGAGAACCGTGGCATTATGGCACACAGTAGTTTAACACAAACTACAGTGCTACGTGGTGCGTTTAAAGATGATGCAGGCACAAAGAAAGAGTTCTTTGACAACATTAAACTACAACAGGAGTTTAGCTGCTAATGGAAGCGCCAGTATTTGAAAAAGGTTATCCTTCTTATGAAGCAGTTAACAGAAAGCCAGCTATGAAACTAAGATATTCAGAAGCATTTTATAGTGTACAAGGCGAAGGCAAGTTTGTAGGAGTACCCAGTGTATTCCTACGCACTTTTGGTTGCAACTTCCGTTGTATGAACTTTGGTGTAGATACTAAAAAGAATCGCACAGAGTTACATGCAGAAGGACAACGATACAATCAAGAAGTAAAAGATTTGATTGATGCAAAGGTACATGAAACAACTGAAAAGTTTGAAGACTTACCTATTATACACACAGGATGTGATACATATGCAAGTATCTATCCCGAGTTTAAACACTTTAATAGACAAGCAACTGTAGACGAAGTAGTTGAACATTTGCTTTCACTCACTCCTAACGGTAAGTGGGTGCAGGATAATGGACAGGATGTCCATTTAATCATGACTGGCGGTGAACCGTTGTTAGCGTGGCAACGGCTTTACATTGAGCTATTTGAACACCCACGTATGCAGGATTTAAAAAATGTTACATTTGAAACAAACACTACGCAACCTTTACACAGCGATTTCTACGATTATCTCACATCTCAAGACAGATTTGAAGTTACTTGGAGTTGTTCCCCAAAACTTAGCGTTAGCGGAGAACCTTGGGATACTGCTATACTCCCTGTTGTTGCTAGTCAGTATAACAGTGTTAACGGTAGTGACATGTATCTCAAGTTTGTTGTCGCTACTCAAGATGACTTTGCAGAAGTTGAAAAAGCTGTTAATGAGTATCAGAGTGCCGGAGTACAATGTCCGGTATACCTTATGCCGTTGGGCGGACGCAGTGAAGAATACGCCCTCAACGTTAAGGACGTGGCGGAAGCGTGTATGGAAAAAGGGTGGCGATTCACACCCAGACTCCACATATCCTTATTCGGAAATGCGTGGGGCACTTGATCAAGTGCAACAAGAAAGACTTGATAAAGCAATGAAAGCTCCAATTAAACAACCTATGAGCCCAGAAGAAATGAGGAGGAAAGGATTAATATGAAAAAGTTTTTAAAAGATATAACAGGTATTACAAAGAAAGAAAAAGAACTAGAAGAAAAAGAATTGAAAGTTCTTAAAAAGAGTGACCCTAAAGCATATCACACAAGGCGCAAAGAACCTTGGGTAAATGTACTTGACATGAAAGTAAACAAAGATAATATCCGAAACGGATTCTTTGAACTTGATTGGAACAAATATTTTATTCAAGAATTAATTCAAGCAGGTTATGGTGTAGATAATGATCCTGATGAAGAAATTGTTGACAGATGGTTTAGAGATATTGTACACGGTATGTTAGAAGAACAAGGACTAGACACTGATAGAGGTGCTGGTTATATTAATGTAACGCCTATTGAAAAAGGACGTAGCGAAGTATCATAATGCTTGACACAAGCCAGATCTGGTGCTATAATAGTACTATAAATTACACAAAGGCAAACTAATGGCAACTTACATTCTAGTAGACACAGCTAACACATTCTTCCGTGCCCGACATGTTGTACGTGGAGACCTAGATACTAAACTAGGTATGGCTCTACACATTACTCTTAACGGTGTTAAGAAAGCATGGACTGACTTTAATGCAGATCATGTTGTGTTTTGTTTAGAAGGTCGTAGCTGGCGCAAGGATTATTACGAACCTTACAAGCGCAATAGACAAGAGGCACGTGATGCACTAACTCCTGCACAAGCAGAAGAAGATACATTGTTTTGGGAAATCTTTGACGAGTTTAAAGACTTTGTTACTAACAAGACTAATTGTACTGTTATGCGTCATCCGCAATTAGAAGCAGATGATCTTATTGCAGGTTGGGTGCAAGCACACCCTAATGACAATCATGTTATTATTAGTACTGACGGTGACTTTGCACAACTTATTGCTCCTAACTGTAAACAGTACAATGGTATACAGAATGTTACTATTACGCACGAAGGTTACTTTGATGACAAAGGCAAGCCTGTTATAGATAAGAAAACTAAAGAGGCTAAGCCTGCGCCCGATCCTGCATTTATGTTGTTTGAGAAGTGTATGCGTGGCGACACTAGCGACAACGTGTTTAGTGCATATCCAGGTGTGCGTAAGAAAGGCACTAAGAACAAAGTAGGTCTTATTGAAGCATTTGAAGACAAAGGCACTAAAGGCTATAACTGGAATAATATGATGCTACAACGTTGGACAGATCATAACGGTGACGAGCATCGTGTACTTGATGATTACAATCGTAATGTAGTATTATGTGATTTAACTGCACAACCTACAGACATTAGAGAGATAATTAATAATACAATTGCCGAGAATGCAACACCTAAAGAAATATCACAAGTAGGCATGCGTCTTATGAAGTTTTGTGCTAAGTGGGATATGCAACGTATTGCAGATCAAGCGGCACAGTATGCAACACCATTACAAGCGAGATACCCTAAATGACATTAAAAGCAAAACCTGTATTAAAGGACAAATTTTGGATTGTTGAAAGTGATGGCGAGAAAGTCGGAACACTTAGTTGGAACGATGATCGCTATTTGTTTTCAAGTAATATAGAAACTTGCTTCTTTGATAATAAACGTCAAATGAAACAAAAGTTTGGTATGGAGTTTATCTTTAGTGATAAAGATGACGCAGAACCTGTTGAAACAAAGGCTGAATATAAAATACACAATTATCCTACAAGTGTAAAGCCTTACAATGAAATGTATGATGTACAACGTAAATTACCACTTTTTACTAAGAGTGCAAAATCAAAAAGTTTATACTGTGCAGGATACTATATTATACACTTTGACAAAGGTTGGGTAAAGAGCTTTTGCCCTAAACTAATTACTGTTGAACGTTATGAAACAAAAGGTCCGTTTAAAACAGAAATTGAAATGCGTCAGGAGTTAAGCCGTGCAGCCAATTAATACTTTGCCAATACAGCAATTTCTTACACAGGTTAAGAACGCTGATGCAAGCAAGGCAAGAGAAATCAAGATAAATATAGAGCAAGCAAAAAATCTTGCATTTACATTAGGCATAGTTATGTCTAGACTGCAAGGTGATTTAGAAAAACTTGTTGCTGAATCTAAAGTTAATAACGAAGAAGTAATTTCAGTAGAACTAAACGGCGGAAGTGATTGGAAATAAATGTTAGTACCATGGCGAGGTAATGAACTTAATAATTTTATAGCAGGATGGTATATAGATAATGATCTATGTAATGAAATTGTAGATTATTTTGAAAAAAACCCTGATCTTTTTATACATGACGAGTATGTATTCTGTGGTGTAACACCAATACATGCATTACCTCAAAATTTAGTAGAGGCTTATTCTAAACAAATGTTTACAGTAATTGAGCTGTACAAAGAAAAGTATAAGTTTAGTTATGAAGATCTTGTACCGTGGCATATGACTCCACCTATGTTTCACAAGTATTTGCCAGGGCAGTCGTTTTCAAGACCACATTGTGAAAATGATGGATCAACTGATCCCGAAGTTGAGCCTCGGCATCTTAGTTTAATGACTTACTTTTGCGATATCAAAGACGAAGGTGGAACCTATTTTTATAACCAAGATATAACTACTCCTTCTGAAAAAGGTTTAACAATACTCTTTCCTGCACATTGGACGCATAGGCACAGAGGCATGCCTGCTACAAACGATACCAAATATATTACTACATCGTTTGCTAAATTTGTAAGATAATAAAATACGTAGTTAACCTACAAAAGAGATAAATATATGCGTAGTTAATAATAAGGATACGCATATGAGTCGCCCCAAACCAACTGTTCTATTAGAACACATCAATAACAAAACTTATAAAAGTGAACAAGTATTAGAAGCTGAAGCTATTTGGGCAGTATTTTATAAAGATAAACCTTTTAATTTAAAAAGTGCTAATGCCATTACTAACTATCCGGGCCCTAAATATAAGAAAGTAAGTTTTTCTAATCCCGGACATGCACACAATCTTGCAAAAAAGTTAAACGAAATGTTTAAAAGCGAGGAGTTTGTTGTAGTTAAGTTAACAACAGGTGAAGAAGTTCCTGAATGAACTGGAAAGAAACATTTACTAAAGTCTTTCTAAGAGAGCTGGGTAAGAGTTCAAACGACATCAACGTAAAAGAATATTTGCCGTTATGGTGGCAAAATACGAGATCAAAAGACTCCGGCGGACTACGTCTAACTGATGCAGGATTAGATATTATTCAGCAAATAGAGCTTACTACTTACGACATACCTTATCCTAAAGAAATGACTCTAACTCCACAAATTGCTATCTTTCTAGACCAATTTATCGACTGTCCGTACTATCTTTCAAATAGGTGTATTACTGTAACTGATCAAAAGAAAGCTGTAGAATTATCGTTATTTTCAGGCGATTTACGCAAATATGGCTTACAAAAAGCAATGACTCGTCAAAAGAAAAGCAAAGAAAATTCCTAAGTTGTTGATTCTAAACAAGTTCTTTTTTTAGAAAAAGGTTGACATTTCTTATAAAGACTGTATAATGTATATATAGTTAGAAATTAAGCACTGATAACTGAAATAAGGAATACACAATGGAAACTACAGCAACACGCACCGTATCACCCAACAGCGCCAAAGGCGCAATCAAACATGCTATTAAAAAGCAACGTCCGGTCTTTTTATGGGGGCCTCCAGGTATTGGTAAGTCTGACATTGTTCGTCAAATTACTGAAGGACTAGGCAACTCACACTTAATTGATATCCGTTTATCATTATGGGAGCCTACAGATATTAAAGGCATTCCATACTTTGATAGCAATATTGGTAAAATGGTTTGGGGAGCACCAGAAGAACTTCCTACAGAAGAATTTGCATCACAGTTCGACTATGTCGTATTGTTCTTAGATGAAATGAATTCAGCGGCGCCTAGCGTACAAGCGGCAGCGTATCAACTTATTCTTAATCGTAAAGTAGGTAAGTATTGTTTACCTGACAACGTTCTTATTGTTGCAGCTGGCAACCGTGAAGCTGACAAAGGTGTTACATACCGTATGCCTGCTCCGTTAGCTAACCGTTTTATTCACTTAGAACTTGCTGTATCTTTTGACGATTGGTTCCAGTGGGCTGCTGATAACAAGATACACCAAGATGTATTAGGTTATATTACATTCAGCAAAAAGGATCTTTACGACTTTGATCCTAAATCATCTAGTCGTTCTTTTGCAACTCCACGTTCGTGGACATTTGTATCAGAATTATTAGAAGATGGTGTTGACGAGAACACCACTACAGATCTTGTAGCTGGTGCAGTAGGCGAAGGTTTGGCTGTCAAATTTATGGCTCACCGCAAGGTAGCGTCGAGCATGCCTAACCCTACTGACATACTTGCAGGCAAAGTAAAAGAGATGCATCAGAAAGAAATCAGTGCTATGTATTCCTTAACTGTATCTCTTTGCTATGAATTGAAAGAAGCATCAGACAAAGGTGATAAAAAGTTTGATGACAAAGTCAATAACTTCCTGCAATTTGCAATGGATAATTTTGAAACTGAGCTAGTAGTTATGGGCATTAAGCTCGCACTAACACAGTATCAATTACCCATTGATCCAGACGAAGTGGCTTGCTTTGACGAGTTCCACGAGAGGTTTGGAAAATACATTAAGGCTGCTCAAACAGTCCATTAATGGCA